GTCAAGGAAACGAAAAAGAATATAATCCAAGCTGGTTATGATGCTGTCAAAGAACTCGTTAAAGTCGCGAAAGAACCGATTGTTGAAACTGATGATGATATTTCAGCCGATAGACTCAAGAACGCTGCAGCCACTAAAAAGCTCGCAATATTCGATGCATTTGAGATCCTAAATAGGATTGAAGAAGAAAAAGGTTTGTTAGAAAATAAACCTAAAGAAAAAGAAGACACTTTTAAGGGGTTTGCAGAAAGAAGATCTAAATAATGTATAAGCAAAGTTTATATAAAGTTATTGAACCTATAAAAATAACCGCCATTAAAAGATTAAACAAATCTAAAAAATGGAAATATGGGTACAATAAAGAACATGATGTTGTGGTTATATCTAAAAGTGGTCAGATTGGTGATGTGTATAGCATTCAGGGTCTTAAGATAGCATTACCCAAACCAACAAACGTAGATAACACGAATAATAGATGGGTTGCACACGAGTACCCTAAAGAGCTTAAATCTGTTAAAAGTATATTTGATTGGAAAGATTATCCGGATGAGTTTAAACAAAGGTGGCATACTTATATAGACTCCGAATTCACTAAAAGAGATGAAGGATATTGGTTTAATAATAAAGGAACACCAACTTATATAACGGGAACTCATTATATGTACCTACAATGGACAAAGATTGATGTAGGTAAACCTGATTTTAGAGAAGCAAATAGATTATTCTTTATATTTTGGGAAGCTTGTAAAGCAGATACAAGAAGCTACGGAATGTGTTATTTAAAAAATAGACGTAGTGGATTTTCGTTTATGGCATCTGGTGAAACAGTTAACCTAGCGACCATATCATCCGATTCAAGATACGGTATATTATCTAAGTCTGGTGCTGATGCTAAAAAAATGTTTACAGATAAAGTGGTTCCAATATCAATTAACTACCCGTTCTTTTTTAAACCGATTCAAGATGGTATGGATCGACCTAAAACAGAACTTGCATATAGAGTACCAGCATCAAAGTTAACTCGTAAACGTTTTGAATCAAAAGACAAAGCATTACAATTAGAAGGGTTAGATACAACTATCGATTGGAAAAATACTGGAGACAACAGTTATGATGGTGAAAAACTCACGTTACTTGTACACGATGAGGCTGGTAAATGGGAAAGACCAGAAAACATTCTTAACAACTGGAGGGTTACTAAAACAACTCTTAGATTAGGTTCAAGAATAATTGGGAAGTGTATGATGGGTTCAACAAGTAACTCATTAGACAAAGGTGGTGAAAACTTTAAAAAACTATATAATGACTCGGACGTCACGAAAAGAAATAAGAATGGACAGACTCGCTCGGGATTATATTCTTTGTTCATACCTATGGAATGGAATTTCGAAGGATTCATCGATTCTTATGGAATACCTGTCTTTAACACACCGAGCAACCCTGTCAAAGACCACCAAGGAGATAATATCGACATCGGGGTTATTGAACATTGGGAGAATGAAGTTGAGGGATTAAAAGGAGATCAAGACGGTTTAAATGAATTTTATCGTCAGTTTCCAAGAACTGAAGAGCACGCATTCAGAGACGAAACAAAAAATAGTATATTTAATTTAGTAAAAATATACGAGCAAGTAGACTTTAACGAAGAGGCAAAGTACAGCGCTTTAGTTACAAAGGGAAGCTTTCAATGGCAAAATGGTATTAAAGATACAAAAGTTGAATTTATACCTAATCCAAACGGAAGATTTAATGTTAGTTGGGTTCCACCCGCACATTTACAAAATAAAGTAATACTAAAAAATGGAATTAAATATCCTGGAAACGAACATAGTGGTGCATTTGGCTGCGATAGCTACGATATATCCGGGACTACCGACGGTCAGGGATCTAAGGGCGCTTTACACGGTCTCACAAAATTTAGCATGGAAGAAATTCCTGCTAATATGTTTTTTTTAGAATATATAGCTAGACCGCAAACAGCAGAAATGTTTTTTGAAGATATATTAATGGCATTACACTTTTATGGTATGCCAATACTAGCAGAAAACAACAAGCCTAGATTATTATACTATTTAAAACGAAGAGGATACAGAGGCTATTCAATGAATAGACCTGATAAAATATGGAATAAATTATCGGTTACTGAAAAAGAAATTGGAGGTATACCGAATTCAAGTGAAGATATTAGGCAAGCTCATGCCGCGGCAATTGAAAGTTATATAAACAACTACGTAGGTGAAAAAGAAGATGGCAGTTACGGCGATATGTATTTTAATAATACATTAAACGATTGGGCTAAGTTTGATATAAACAAAAGAACAAAATTTGATGCGGCAATAAGCTCAGGCTTAGCGGTTATGGCATGTAATAAAAATAGATATGCCCCAAATCAAACAAGAGAATTAAAAAGCAAAGTTAATTTTAGTTTTTCTAAATATAACAATAATGGAAATTTTTCAAAAATAATACAATAGATGGCAAGAGTATCACCAAAAGGTATTTTTCCGAGTCAAGCAGTTAGCGACGCAGAAAAAGGAGGTTTAGATTATGGGCTTCAAATCGCTAAAGCTGTTGAGTCAGAATGGTTCAAAAAAGATTCAGGAGGATCTCGCTATTTCTCTAATAGAGATAACTACCATAACCTTAGGTTATATGCTAGAGGCGAACAAAGCATTAAAAAATATAAAGATGAATTATCCATTAACGGTGATTTATCTTATCTAAATTTAGATTGGAAGCCAGTACCTATTATTCCAAAGTTTGTGGATATAGTTGTTAACGGTATTGCGGAAAGAGCATATGGATTAAAAGCATTTTCTGTTGATCCTATTGCTAGTAAAAAAAGAACAGATTATGTGGATGGAATGTTAAATGATATGTATGCTTCTACATTTGCAAACACAATTCAGCAAACATTAGGTGTAAATACATTAAACAACCCTAAAGAACAAATACCTGAATCTGAAGAAGAACTTAATTTGCATATGCAATTAAATTATAAACAGTCTATAGAATTAGCGCAAGAGCAAGCTATAGATAATATTTTTAATTTAAACAAATACGAATTATTAAAGAAAAGATTAGATTACGATATTACTGTTTTAGGAATTGGATGTGTTAAGAATAGCTTCAATACCGCGGAAGGTATAAAACTAGAATACGTTGATCCATCTGATTTAATATATTCTTACACAGACTCACCTTATTTTGACGATTTATATTATGTTGGTGAGGTTAGAAGAGTAAGTTTAGTTGAACTAAAGAAACAATTTCCAGAATTAACAAACGAGGATATTGAAGAAATTGAAGGGAAGGGTGATGGCTCTACATTATATAATCAGCTTGGAACTAATTCTGCTGATAAAAATTTTGTAAATGTATTATATTTTGAATATAAAACATTTCAAAACCAAGTATATAAAATAAAAGAAACTAATAGCGGCGCAGATAAAGCAATTAAAAAAGACGATACATTCAATCCTCCTAAAGATTCTAGAGCTAGATTTGAAAAAGTAAATAGATCTATAGAATGCTTATATGAGGGTGCAAAAATTGTTGGTCATGATAAATTATTAAAATGGCAAAAGGCTGTTAATATGACAAGACCTAAATCTGATATTACAAAAGTTCAGATGAGTTACAATATTGTAGCACCTAGAATGTACAAAGGAAAAACTGAATCGTTAGTTAGTAGAATGACATCATTTGCTGATATGATTCAAATCACACATTTAAAACTTCAACAAGTTTTATCTCGTATGGTTCCCGATGGCGTTTATTTGGACGCTGATGGTTTAGCAGAAGTTGATTTGGGTAATGGAACTAATTATAATCCGCAGGAAGCATTGAATATGTATTTCCAAACAGGTTCCGTTATTGGTAGATCAATGACACAAGATGGTGAATTTAATAATGGAAAAGTACCAATACAAGAATTAAGAGCGGGAGCGGGCGGCTCTAAAATACAAAGCTTAATACAATCTTATAATTATTATCTGCAAATGATGCGAGATGTTACAGGATTAAATGAAGCAAGAGATGGCAGCACGCCAGATAGAAATGCACTAGTTGGTTTACAAAAAATAGCCGCTGCTAATTCAAATACAGCTACAAGACATATATTACAAGCCGGTTTATATATTACTTTAAAAACTGCGGAAGCAATATCATTAAGAATATCTGATATATTAGAGTTTTCAAACACTAAAAATTCTTTCATACAATCGTTAGGCAAAGTTGATGTTGCTACTCTTGCTGAAATTAAAGATTTACATATTCATGATTTTGGAATATTTTTGGAATTATCTCCAGACGAAGAAGAAAAACAATTGTTGGAAAATAACATACAAATGGCTATTACACAAAAGCAAATAGAATTAGAAGATGCTATTGATGTTAGAGAAATTAGAAATTTAAAATTAGCTAATCAGTTGTTGAAATTAAGAAGAAAGCAAAAGTTTGAAAAAGATAGACAAATCCAAATGGAAAATATCCAAGCACAGTCTCAAGCTAACGCTCAGTCAGCTCAAGCAGGGGCCGCCGCAGAAATACAAAAACAGCAAGGGATTGCTGAAACAAAAGTACAAATTGCACAAGCACAATCGCAATTTGATATTGCAAAACTTGAAAGAGAAGCGCAAATTAAAAAAGAACTAATGGAGTTTGAGTTTCAGCTTAATATGAAGCTTAAAGAGCAGGACAATCAGGTGATTAACAATAAAGAGAAGTATAAAGAAGATCGTAAAGATAAAAGAACAAAAATACAAGCTTCACAACAAAGTGAACTTATAGACCAGAGAAAATCTGGAAAACCACCAAAAAACTTTGAATCCGCTGGATTTGATAACTTAGGTGGATTTGGATTAGAACAGTTTGATCCAAGATAATACTTAAACAATTATATTTTATTATGTCAGAAAACATCAAAGCAGAAGCTTTAGACATCGAAGAAAAGTCTATTGCTGAAAAAGAAGCAGAGGTACAAAAGCCATCAACTAACGAAGATGGCGATTACACTGTAGATTTAGGAAAAATTAATCAATCAAAAGAAGAAACAGATGCCGTTCAAGAACAAAGCCCAGAAGATGGCGTGTTACGCGGAAGCAGCGAAGATGAAAAAGATGGGGAAGAAGCCAAAGTGGAACTGCAAGAAGTACAGCAAGAAAAAGTAGAAGAACCTGTACTGGAAGAAATTATTGAAGATGAAAAAAATAATACTGAAGAGGAAGGAGTGGATGGAAGCGCTGAAGCTCCCGACGCCGCACCGGAACCTGAAAAAGTATTACAGGAAGAAAAAACACAAGAACCAGAAGTAAACTTACCAGAAAACATACAAGACCTGGTAAAATTTATGGAGGAAACTGGTGGAACTCTTGAAGACTATGTTAGACTTAGTGCTGACTATTCAAATGTAGATGAAAATACATTATTAAGAGAATACTATAAACAAACTAAACCTCATTTAAGCTATGATGAAGTATCGTTTTTATTAGACGATCAATTTTCATTCGACGCAGAAATTGATGAGGAAAGAGATATTAAAAGAAAAAAACTTGCTCTCAAAGAGGAAGTCGCAAATGCCAATAAGTTTTTAAATGAAACTAAGGATAAATACTATAAGGAAGTCAAGTTGGGTTCCAGATTAGCTCCTGAACAACAAAAAGCTATTGAATTTTTTGACAGATACAATAAAGAGCAACAATCAGCTGAAGAATTATTACAGCAGCAAACAAAACATTTTCAACAAGAAACTAGTAAAGTTTTTAGCGAAGAATTTAAAGGTTTTAATTTCAACGTAGGAGACAAGAAATACCGTTTCAATGTAAAAGATGTTAATAAAGTAAAAGAAACCCAGAGTGATTTATTGAATGTTTTCAATAAATATGTTGGTGACAATAAAATGTTACAAGACGCCGGGGGTTACCATAAAGCTTTATTTGCCGCTTCTAATCCTGACAAAATAGCTAACCATTTTTATGAACAAGGTAAAGCAGATGCAATCAAACAAATGAGTGCCGAAGCTAAAAACATTAATATGGATCCTAGAAAAACTTCTAGTGGATATGTTGATGCTGGTGGATTAAAAGTAAAGGCTATTTCTGGGGATGATAATTCTAAGCTAAAATTTAAACTTAAGAATTATTAATTAAAAACTATTTTAAAAAATGGCAACAAACGCATCATTTGCTGGCCCATTGGCTGGCAGCATTTTAACTCCTTCGGCATCGAAGATGACTACACTAGGGAGTTACTTAGACATCCAAAATGACGGATGGGCTAAACAATATCTACCTGAGCTTTACGAAAGTGAAGTACAGAGATACGGGAACAGAACTATTTCTGGATTCCTTTCACAAATTAGTGCAGAAATGCCTATGTCTTCTGATCAAGTAATTTGGTCTGAGCAAGGTAGACTACACTTATCTTACAATGGTGAGATTAATCCTGTTACAGGTGCAATCGACGCTATTACTGGTATTGACTCAGGAGCTTCTGAAACACACGCAATCAGAAAAGGAGCAACATTAGTATGTGAGGTAAACAATATTGTATTTAAAGCTTTCGTTAAAGTTGGTGTTGAAACAGCTAACAACGCTTTAACAATTAAGCCTTACGGTGCTGAAAACGTTGATGACCTAGCGGGAATCGCAACTACAGACAATCAAGCAATCAAATTTTTCGTATACGGTTCTGAATTCAAAAAAGGAACTGCTAGTATGACTGAATCTGTTGAGCCTGGTTTCAAAACTTTCACTAACAAGCCAATGATTATCAAAGATCACTTTGAAATTAACGGATCTGACACTGCTCAAATCGGGTGGGTACAAGTAAGTGGTGAAGGCGGAGAGTCTGGATACTTATGGTACTTAAAATCTTCTGCTGATACAAAAGCAAGATTTGATGACTATTTAGAAATGATTGCAATTGAATCAGAAAAATCTCATTCAAGTGCAGACGCTGATATTCCTGAAGGTTCTGAAGGTTTACTAGCTGCTATCGGATCTAGAGGTATCGTAGCGACAAACCAATTTGACTCAGCTACTCCAGCTGCCGATAAGCTTCCTGAGTTTGATCTTTTATTAAAAGAATTAGACAAGCAAGGAGCTATCGAAGAAAATATGTTATTCTTAGATAGAGATGCAAATCTTTACATAGATGACTTATTAGCTGGTTTATCATCTGGAGCACAAGGTGGAACTGCTTACGGAGTATTTAACAACTCTGAAGATATGGCATTAAACCTTGGATTCACAGGATTCAGAAGAGGTTCTTATGACTTCTACAAAACTGACTGGAAATATCTTAACGATAAATCTACAAGAGGTTCTGTAGGATCATTAAAAGGACTTTTAGTTCCTGCTGGAACATCTTCAGTATATGACCAAAACTTAGGAAGCAATGTTAGAAGACCTTTCTTACACGTAAGATATAGAGCTTCTCAAGCTGACGATAGAAAATTAAAATCTTGGGTTACTGGTTCAGTAGGTGGAGCATCTACAATCGGTGATGACAAAATGGAGATTCACTATCTTTCAGAAAGATGTTTAGTAGTACAAGCTGCTAACAACTTCATGAGATTTGACTCATAAATTTGACGTAAAGTTTATCCCCACGGTAATAGTGGGGGTACTCTTTGCTTTTATTAATTATATTATATTATATCATGACAAAAATTAAAGAAAAAACAAAAGAAGTTAAACCTAAATGGGAAATAAAGGATAAAATATATGAACTGTGCATAAATGAAACGCCAATAGTTTATATGGTAAAATCCAGAGGTATATTATGGTTTGACGAAGAAAAAGGATACGAAAGAGAAATTAAATACTGTGAAAATCAAAAAACAGTATTTGTAGATGAAATGAAAGGACCGCAAAGATTATCACATATTATTTTCAGAGATGGTAATTTATACGTTCCAAAAGAAAAACAAATTTTACAAAAGTTTTTATCTATGCACCCTGATTTAGGGAATAGATTTATAGAACACAACCCTGTTAAAATAGCCGAAGACGATCTTGATTTTATTGAATTAGAAATTAGTGCATTAACAACAGCACAAGGCGTAGATGTTGATCACGCTGAAGCAATATTAAGAACAGAATTGGGCGATAAGGTATCTACGATGACCTCTAAGGAGCTTAAAAGAGATTTATTACTATTTGCTCGTAACAACCCAGAATTATTCTTAGAACTTGCAAATGATGAAAACATAAATATTAGAAATGTTGGTATAAAAGCAGCAGAAAGGAATATTATTGTTTTATCAAATGACCAAAGAACGTTTACTTGGGCATCGACAGGAAGAAAACTTATAACAGTCCCATTTGATGAAAACCCGTATTCAGCTTTAGCTGCGTGGTTTAAAACAGATGAAGGTGTTGAAGTTTATCAAACTATTGAAAAAAAATTAAAATAAAATGCTTATAGTGGTTAGGCCGCAAGTAAGCGGCTTAATCATTATATAAAAAAATATTATGGCAATATCAGTTGATACAACATATAAAACAGTATTATCAATACTCAATAAAGAATCAAGAGGTTTTTTAACGCCAGATGAATTTAATAAAATAGGTTCACAGGTCCAACTTGATATATTAGAAAAAAACTTTTATGACTACAATAGAGCAGTTGTTAAAAGTAATTTAAATCGTTATGTATCTGAATACGGTGATATTCCATCAAATATTAAAGAAAAAATAGATATTTTATCTAAAGAAGTAAATTTACTAATGTATGGTATTAACGGAATAAAAGTTGGTACAAATGTAAGGACTAGAACGACAACTACAGGTGTTAGTGTTCCTACACAAGTTACTGCAGGCACATATTCAAACCTAGCCACAACCTCAAATGGCAGTGGAACTGGTTTAAAAGTTACTGTTGTAGCCACTGCAAATAATTTTGTTTCAATAACAGTTACAGAAGCGGGATCAGGCTATGCAGCGGGCGATGTAATTACTATTGCTCAAGCGTTAATGACTGGTGCAAATAATCCTTATACGTTTCCAATAGAAAGCACTGATTTAGTAAGTGGCAACTTTATATTACCTACCGATATATATAAAGTAATTAATCTTTCAAGATTAAATAGAACAGTAAATTTTGATGAAATAAATAAATCAGAATTTACTTATGTTAATTCTTCTAAATTAACAGCTCCATCCAAAACTTATCCTGTTTATTATAGAGATCATCAAAGTATTAAAGTAAGCCCTATGAGTTTAGTTGGTGAGAATATTACTTTTGACTATATAAAAATACCTGCGGAACCAGTATGGGGAGGCACAACAGATGCTTACGGAGCTATTACATACACCGCTTCGGCATCTACTGATTTTGACTTACATATTTCTGATAGGGTTCAATTAATTATTGGAATTTTAAAATATGCGGGGGTTGTAATCAGTGATCCGCAGATAATTCAAGCCGCCAGCGCTGAGGCAAATTCACAAGTTCAATTAGAAAATTTATAATAAATGGGATTAATTACAAAAACAAATCAATCGTATTACAATAAATCCCAAGGCTTTATTGGCACAGGTTCTCAAGGAACGTTTACTTTAACAACAGCCGCATTTGAAACAATTCCATCAACTGTTGTTGTTTTTGTAGATGGCAAAGAGATAAATACTAGCAACTATTCTTATAGCTCGCCCACCGTAACTTTTACAAACAACATTAGTAATGCTGATGTTTTAGCCGCGGGAGGTGCCCCACTTGCTGGTAAAATTGTAGAAATTAAACCAACTGGTTCATTAAATAAATTTGGTGGGTATAGATACATATCTTTAAACGATATTATAAATAACTATATGGTTGCTTTTGTTGGCGATGGCAAATTAATACCTAGCGTAAACAAATCGGATGTATTATTTCACACAAAAAGAGGGATACAAGAATTTAGCTATGATATAGCCAGAACAGAAAAAATACAAGAAATTGAAGTTGGTGCTAGTTTATCTATACCAATGCCGCAAGATTATGTCCATTATGTAAGAATATCTTTCATAGATGATACAGGAATTGAACATATTGTTTATCCAG